ATCTTAGATGAGTGTGATTACATCACACCTAACGCTCAAGCCGCTTTACGTAACCTTATGGAGACTTTCTCTAAACACTGTAGGTTCATTCTAACTTGTAACTTTGTAGAAAGAATAATTGACCCGATACAAAGTCGCTGTCAATCATTTCAGGTAATACCACCATCAAAGAAAGAAGTTGCTATTCATATGACTAACATCCTAAAAGAAGAGGGTGTTGCTTCTAAGATGGATGATATAGCTGGTTTGGTAAATGCTGGTTATCCTGATATTCGTAGGGTTATAAACTCTTGTCAAAGACAAGTTGTAGATGGTATGTTGGTTGTAGATAAACAATCTTTGGTTGAGAGTGACTACAAGATGAAGTTAATGGAAATAATTAAAAAAGAAAGTAAGAAGGATGCATTCAAAAGTGCAAGAAAGTTATTGGCTGATAGTCAGGTAACAGACTTTGCTGAACTATATAAGTTAATGTATGATGAGGTAGATTCATATGGTACAGGACATATAGCAGAATGTATTTTGATTATAGCTAAGTATCAGTTATCGGATAGTCAGGTAGTTGATAAGGAAATAAATGCTATGGCTATGATAATAGAATTATTAGGAGTAATAAAATGAGTACGAAACCAATGAAACCATTACCAGGTGGACAACCACCACAACAAGAAATAAGTATAGAAGATACAGAATCAATCAAGTGTGATGATTGTGGGAACTATTCTTTTATTAAATCTTATTTCATAAGAAGAATATCACCAATCGTATCACCAACAGGACAAGAAGCATTAGTACCAATCGAAGTATTCAGTTGTGGTAACTGTGGTAAAGTACCAGAATCAATGATGCCTAAAAATGACAGTTAAAAAGAAAAGTTTATTTGACCATGTAAATCAAATCACATCGGTACAGAATCCTAACTATTGGGATGATATATCTGATGAGGATAAAAAGTCTTGGTCAAACTATATGATAAATAGATTTCTATCTATGAAATCAGAATGGACAGACTTGGTTAATGAGGTACAAAAGTATCCCATCGAACCAAAGAATTTATATAAAGTTTATACAAGCATCTTACCAAAGAAAAAACAATGGTTAAGATATATCAAAGGAGATAAAAAAATGAAGTATCCTATATGGGTTTACGAAATAGTCGGTAAACATTTACAATGTAGTATTAAAGAAGCTAACGAAGCAGTAGAGATGTATCGTATATCAGCTGGTGGACAATCAGAATTAGCAGACATCATGTTTAAGTATGGTGTGGAGAAAAAAGAAGTAAGGAAGCTCGGACTTATATAGTGTCTGTTACCAACTTCACAGTCGAATCAATACCAAGAAAATCATTAGTACCTTTCGTAGAAAAACATCACTACTCACATAATACAAATGGTGTTCAATCCATATACCATTTTGGATTGTATGGTGAAGGTAACTTTGGTTTACCTAAAATGATTGGAGCAGCTATGTATGCTTATCCATCTATGCCAGACACGGCTAAAAAGTACAATCCAATCAATCCAACTAAGTGTTTAGAGCTTAGAAGATTAGTATGTATTGATGATACACCTAAGAACACAGAAAGTTATTTCATAGGACAAACTTTTAGGTGGTTAAAACAAAATACAGATATGGAAGTTGTAGTATCATTTGCTGATGAGCACCACGGACATACAGGTGTGATATACAAAGCTACTAACTTTGAGTATTGGGGTGAAACTGCTGGTGGTAGGATACTGATGGTAGATGGAAAAGAAACACATAGTCGGTCACTTAATCAGATAAAAAGACCTTATGGTAGGGAACTTAATCGTAGATATAAAGCTGGTGATGAGAATATATTTTGGAAGAAGACAAAACCAAAGCATATTTATGTATACTATCTAAATAAAATAATTAAAAGAAAAATAAAAAAGCTTGACATTATCAAAAATAATTCGTAGCTTTATATTGTAAATTGGAGAGTTATATGAGTAATATAAAAGAAACATCAACATACGAATCAGTAACAGAATCAGTAATGGGTGATTATGCACCACAAAAGCCTACGCCAATAGAATCTGATAGCATTGTAGCTCAGATGGAGAAGGAGTGGCCGGAGATGACGAAAGAGTTTAGGAGATTACAGAAGGAACAATACGAATTGTTTCTACATAAGCAACATGACTACGGCCCTGGCAATATAAGTGTCGGAACTCAGTTACAAACTGAAGAGGAAATACACCTATCTCTTACAGGTTTATGGTTTAGGATGAATGATAAGATACAAAGATTAAAAACCTTATTGATGGGTAATAAACAAAATGCAGTAGATGGTGAACCGATGGAAGATGCTTACTTAGATGTGAGTAACTATGGTATTATGGCCACTATTGTAAAGAATGGTAAGTGGGGTAAGTAGTGTATAGTTATATTTGTAAAGCTGGTGTCTATGAATCAGATACCTTAGTTGGTTTGGTATGGGAGATGTTTACACATAGAGTATACCATTTAATTAATCACGGAAAGTGGATAGATTGATGAAGAAAATAAGTTATAGTCAGTATTCTATGTGGGCTCAATGTCCTCACAGATGGAAAACTGCATACATAGATGGGAACAGAGAGTTTTCTGATAGTATACATACACTTTTTGGTACATCAATGCACGAAGTTATACAAACCTTTCTAACAGTAATGTATAATGATACAGCAAAGATGGCTGAGGCTCTACCATTAGAGGATATGTTACTTACAAGAATGAAAAGAAACTTTGAGAATGTACTAAAAAATAATGGTGGTGAGATGTTCTGTACTGAAAAGGACATGGTTGAGTTTTATGGTCATGGTGTGGAGATACTAAAGTTTATTAAGAAGAGAAGAGCTCAATACTTCAGTAAGAAAGGTTACGAGCTTGTTGGTATAGAGGTTCCATTAAACTATGACTTACCAAACAATATAAAGTTTATAGGTTATATAGATATAGTAATCAAAGATACAGTTAGAGATGTAATTAAGATATACGATATTAAGACATCTACTATGGGTTGGAACAAATGGATGAAGGCTGATAAGAATAAGACAGACCAATTACTATTATACAAGCAATTCTACTCAAAACAATTCAATCATCCTATGGATAGAATAGAAGTGGAATACTTTATTGTGAAGAGAAAGCTGTATGAGAACTTAGACTTCCCTCAAAAGAGGGTTCAAAAGTTTGTACCAGCAAATGGTAAGCCATCAATCAATCAAGTTGTGAATAGGTTAGATGAATTTATAAAAGATGGGTTTAATGACGATGGAGAATATCGAACTGAACATATTTATAGAAAAGAGGCATCTAAGAAAAATTGCAAATATTGTGATTTTAATCAAACAGAATTTTGTGATGTAGGAGTAAAGTAATGAAAATAAGTTTAAGAATGAACCTTTCTGATTTTATAAACAAAGATAATGAGAAAGATATTATTGATAAATTAGAGAGCGTGCATAACGATGATGTAAAGTATTATATTACTTTTTGGTATAAAGATGGAACTGTATCACCACAAGACATAAAAAGATTTTTATTAGACTATGAATCCAATTTACACTTCAAGACAAAGATAAAAGTAGATGGTAGGTTACACCCAAATGATTTTATCTGGTATGATATAGTCAGTAGAGAAAATGTGAATCCAAAACAAAGGGTTAGATTTCAGTATATCTACGACAATAATACTCAGATACTAAAAGCTATTGATGAGTTTCATAGAGCAGCTAAGTTTTGTACTACAGAGAAACCACCAAGAGTTCAAAAGAGGAATGATTATGAGAGTAGCAATAGTAGGAAGTAGAAAGTATACAAATAAAAGGCGTATACAAGAGTTTGTATTCAAACTAAAGCAGAAGTATGGCGAAGAGTTAGAGATAGTAAGTGGTGGACAAAGAGATGGTGCTGATGGATACGCTAAGAAATATGCTTTAGAGTTTGATATAAACTATTCAGAATTTCCACCATCACATTACGCTTACAATCAACATTGTGTCCTCGAAAGTTATAAATACGGAAGACCATATGCTAGTTGGCATTATCACGATAGGAACAAAAAGATAGTAGAATATAGTGATGTTGTAGCAGCATTCATACCTAAAGATACCACATCCAAAGGAACGGAAAGCACACTAAAAGAAGCTCAGAAAAAAGAAAAAAAATATTGTATAATAAGTTAGTTCTTATATACTTATATACATATATACGGAGGAAATGTTATGTTAAAACTAACATCCGTAAAGTTATTAGACAATCTATACAAGAAGTTTAAAATAAGCAATTTAGATGATAACTTTACATTACAAAAGCTAATCAATCGTTCAATGGACTTGTATGTTCATGATGATACATTTAGAAAACAAATTAACGAATGGCAAAATCTTAAACCAAGTGGGAGTGCATTATGAGAACTGATTTAATTAAAGCTAGTGAACTACACTTTAAAGCACATATTGAAAAACATAGAATAAATGTAGAAAATTTATTAGAAAATGGTGTGGGTGTTGCTGAACATGCAGATATTATGGATACGATAGAAAAAGAGTTAGAGATTATGGCTGAATATGATGATAAGCTATCTATCTTAAATAAATATTTTACTATCAATGGTGGTTCTAAAGGGGTTATAAATGGCTAAGAAAAAGATTTTATTATTATCAGATGATTTAAGAATGTCATCTGGTGTAGGTACAATGTCAAGAGAGTTTGTTTTAGGGACTCTCAAACATTATGATTGGGTACAAGTTGGTGGTGCTATAAAACATCCTGATGAGGGTAAGGTTATAGATATGAACGAGTCTGTGAGAAAGGATAGTGGTGTAGAAGATGCTTATTTAAAAATATACCCAACAAGTGGCTATGGTAATCCTGATATGATTAGGCAGATTATCCAAGTTGAAGGTGGGGTAGATGCTATACTTCACTATACAGACCCAAGGTTTTGGGGTTGGCTATATCAGATGGAACATGAGTTAAGAAGAACCACACCAATATTTTACTACAACATTTGGGATGACTTACCTTATCCAAGATGGAACGAACCATTTTACGAAAGCTGTGATTTGATTATGAACATATCTAAGCAAACAGTTAATATTGTAGATAATGTTTGTCAGATAACACCAAGAACAGATTGGGATAATACTTACGTACCACATGGCATAAATGAGAATAATTTTTATCCTATCGACTCCTCTCATAAAGAGTGGGGTGATTTACTAAAATTCAAAAGAAATGTAACTGGCAATAAGGATTATAAATACATAGTATTTTGGAACAATAGAAACATCAGAAGAAAACTACCAGGTGATGTTGTAATGGCTTACAAACAATTCTGTGACCAATTACCAAAAGAAGAAGCTAAAAAATGTGTTCTTATAATGCACACCCAACCAAGAGATGAAAATGGTACAGATTTACCAGAGGTTGTAAAGCAAGTTTGTCCAGACTATGATGTTATATTTTCACATCAAAAGTTAAGTGATAAAGAACTTTGTTTCCTATATAATATAGCAGATGTCGGTATGAATATGGCTTCCAATGAAGGATTTGGGTTAGGAACTTGTGAAGCTCTGATGTGTGGGACACCAATATCAGTTAATGTCACAGGTGGATTGCAAGACCAATGTGGTTTTAGGTACAAAGATGAGTTTATAACTTACAAAGACTATAGTTGGATTCATTCATTACACGATGATAAGAAGTGGAAAGACAACGAAGATTTGACTCATGGTGAATGGGTAAAGCCGGTATGGCCGTCTAATAGAAGTCTACAAGGTTCAATACCAACACCATATATCTATGATGATAGACCTCGTTCAGAGGACTTTGCTGATGCTCTAAAAGAGTGGTATGATATGGGAGACGATGAAAGAAAAAGATGTGGTAAGTTAGGTCATGAGTTTGTTATGAGTGATGATGCTAGTATGTCAGCCACCGCTATGTCTAATTTATTCATAGAACATATGGATACTACATTTGAGAAGTGGACACCCCGCAAACGATTTACAATGTTTAAAGCATAGGAGTTATAATGAAACCATTAATGTTAATTACAGGACCAGTTGCTACAAGAAGTGGGTATGGTTCACATAGTAGAGATTTATGTAGAAGTTTAATAGCTATGGATAAGTTTGATATAAAGATTAATTCACTTCGCTGGGGCAATTGTCCAATGAATGCTTTAGATGAAAGTAAACCAGAGGATGTGGAAATACTTAGTAGAATATTATCTAACAACGAGTTACCAAGACAACCTGAAGTTCATATACAAATAAGTGTACCTAATGAATTTACTCCTATAGCTAAATATAATATAGGTGTGACTGCTGGTATAGAAAATACAGCACCTAAAGCTGAGTGGATTCAAGGAATGAATAGAATGAATATCAATATTGTTCCATCTAAATTTGTAAAGGGTATATTTGAATCGGTTACTTATGAAGAAATAAACGAACAATCTAAACAGAAAACTGGAGAGTTAAAGTGTACTACTCCGATAGAAGTTTTATTTGAAGGTGCTGATGTAAATATCTACAAAAAGACAAAAGATATATCAGATGATTTGAAATCTGAAATGGATATCATTAAAGAAAGGTTTATATTTCTTTATACAGGACATTGGTTGCAGGGTAATTTAGGTCAAGATAGAAAAGATACAGGTATGTTATTAAAAACATTCTTAGAAACTTTTAAGAACAAACCTAATCCACCAGCGTTTGTAATGAAAACAAGTGGTGCTACCTTTTCTATTATAGATAGGAATGAAATTATGGGTAAGATAGAAGAGATTAAAAGTTCTGTAAAAGGTACACTACCTCCTGTTTATTTTTTACATGGTGATTTGACTGATGAGGAAATGAATCAGATGTATAATCACCCAAAGGTAAAGGCTCACATTACTTTTACTCATGGTGAAGGGTTTGGTCGTCCTTTATTAGAAGCTAGTCTATCAGAAAAAATAGTCATCGCTCCTAATTGGAGTGGGCATATAGATTTCTTAAACAAAAACAATTCAATTCTTTTACCAGGTGTAATGACAGATGTACATAAATCATCCCTACCTAAAGAGATGTTAGTTGATGGTGCTAAGTGGTTTACTGTAAATTATCAGTACGCTTCACAAGTTATGAAAGATGTACTCAAGAACAACAGAAAATATGTGATGATGGCTAAGAAACAATCTATGTATAATAGAGTAAACTTTTCTATGAATAAGATGACTAAAGACTTTGGTAAAATATTAGATAGGTACTTACCAAAGTTTGAAGAACAACCACAACAAGTTGATTTGAAGTTACCAAAGCTAAAAAAAGTTGGTGGTGATAAACCTAAAGAAATAAAATTACCGAAACTAAAGAAGGTTTAATATGGAACAAAAATCAAAATGTCCTCTATGTAATGATTTATATGATAATTGTTTTGTAGAACAAACAGTAATAGAAGATAAACCATTTGAATCTTATATGTGCTTTCAATGCGGTATGACTTCTAATTCTTATCTAGCTTTCGATAGTGACAAGCTAGAAGAGTACACAAAGAGTCACAGCGAACTAATGAACGACTTAAAGATAATGGATGAGGAAAGGGGTATTGTATGGTTCCCATCTGTAATCAATATGGGTGAAAAAGGTATTATATATCCTGATGGACAACTTTCTGATTGGTATTGGCACTACGCTAAGGTTATAGATATACCTGAAGAGGATAGAGAAAAGTATGATGGGCATGAGAAAAGATTAGATGTAGAGAACTCTGAAAAATTTGGTCAGTTTGAATTTATGGAAGCGTGTAAATCTATGGGGATAATAAAAGACAATGGCTAAACTACCTTACAGTTGGAATAAAGTAAGTCCTGGTGATATAGTATCTTTCGTCTATGAAAATAGAGATGGTAGAAAACTTCGTAGAACTATATTAGTGTTAGACCCAAAGTTAAGAAACAGAGCTAAAAATCCATCAAGTCAGTATTTAGTTCATGGTATTCAGTTAGAGGTATCTAATCAACCAACATTAGTACAGATGAAAACCCTTTTAGAACAAGCTGGTGTAACAGAGATAGTTGATGAGAAGAAAAAGATATACAGAGTTCAATTAGATGGTACTGCTAGACAAATTTACAAAAAGATGAGAACTATAATAAACAAATATGGTATCTACAGAAGTTATAATTACGATAAGGCTAGAAAGAGTTCAGTAACATTAGAAGATTTAAGATTACCAACACAATTTGTGCAAGAGTTAAGAAATGAAAATTAGTTATGGTATTACAGTTCACAATGAAGCTGAGGAACTGATTAAGTTATTAGATGTACTAAGCAAAAACATAGACGATGAAGATGAGATAGTAGTTTGTGTTGATGGGGATGATGAAAAGGTAGAGGCTGTATTGGGAGAATATCTATCTGAAAACAAAGCTATAGTTTACAAAAGAAAACTTGATGGTAACTTTGCAGAACATAAAAATTCAGTTATAGAAAAAGCAAGTGGTGATTATGTATTTCATATTGATGCGGATGAATATCCAAATAAAATATTAATACAACAACTTAAAGAAATATTAGAGATAAACGAAGTTGATTTGATTTGGATACCACGAGTGAATACAATTGATGGTATGGAACAAATACATATCGAAAGGTGGGGTTGGAAAGTTACAGAAAATGGTTGGGTAAATTATCCCGATTACCAATCACGAGTATTTCGCCGTGACGGTAAAATTCGTTGGGAAAGACCATTACATGAGTTGATACGAGGTGTAAAAACTTATGCACACTTACCACCACATGAAGAGTTGAGTTTGTATCATCCAAAAACAATGAAAAAACAAGAAGCTCAAAATAGATTTTATAATCAAAATTTTAGTAAAGAAATGAATGTGAGGAAGATGTGATATTTTTCAGAATAGTAGATAATAAATTATTCTCTGCTGGTGAAGTTGATAGGCTTGGTTTTGAAGAGTCAGAAGGATATAGAATACCTGATGAATATTTACAGAATCAAGAGTTCATGGTAATGAGAACTTGTCATGGATTAGGAGATTGGGGTATCGTTTCTTCACTGCCAAAATTGATAAAGCAAAAATACCCAAATTCTAAAGTTTATCTACCTACACCTAAACTTTTAGAAAGTTTGTTTGGTAGTATGAAGCACAATTGGGGGGCATTCGAAAATCCTTTTTTAAATGTAGAGCACATTTTTAAAAATAATCCATATGTCGATGGGTTCAAAGACTATATGATAGGAGAGGTGTTTCATGACCATTACAGAGTTTATGATAGAGATAAAAAAGATATACCAATTGTAAAACAAATTTTAAAATTCTGGCAGTTTGAACCAAATGAATACAAAGATTGTTCGCCAAATTTACATTTTTCAGATGAAGAAATTGAGAAAGGTGAATCTATAATAAAAAAATATGTTGGTGATAATGAGTTTGGTGGATTGTTAATTACTGGTAGATACGAAAGTCAAGATGGTAGGTACGATGAAGAAACTAATAAAGAAATTTTATCTTACTTTTTAGATAAAAATGATATTCCTTATTTCTACTACACTTATAAACCAAAAGATGAGTTTCCTTTTGAGTTCAACGGATGCTTAGATATGAGGAATATGGATGTTAGAACTCAGTTGTATATTAGAACGAAAGCTAAATTTAATATAGGAAATCATTGTGGAGTCTTAGATTGTGTTGCAGGTAGCTCAAAGGTATATCAGGTTCAAAGAGTATTTCCATTAAATCAAAATAAAGTAGACAACGAAATTTATCTCAATAAAGAGAATTATAAATATTTAATTGATGATGATGACTTCAAAGTGGACTTGATTAAGGGTTTGCCTGATAAGTTCACTTCAAAGACAACTACATCATTGAAATGGAAAGTAGACTTTATTGATTACTTTAGAGATGACAAATATAAAGATATGAAGATTTTAGAAATTGGTTCTTCTTTGGGACATTCTTCTAGAACATTGAGTTTTTTGTTTAAAAAAGTAATCGCTGTAGACAATTTATCAGAGAGGCATATAAAATCAAATAGATTGAATTATGACAGAGATAATATAGAATTTGTAACGATGGATGTTTACAATCAACCTTGGAATTTTGAGTCAGTTGATGTTGTTTTTATAGATTGTGTTCATGATTATGTTCATATTAAGAGTGATATAGAAAACAGTTTAAAATTTGGAAAGGGAACCATAATTGCTTTTGATGACTATGGTTTATTTCCTGAAGTCAAGAAAGCAATTGATGAGTATATAAAAAATGGTATACTAAAATTAGAAACTTATTTGGGAATGCCGTTGGGAACTAAATTTCCAAAGACATTATATATAGAATTAAAGGATTGGGAGGGATTAGTATGTCAAGTAATGTAAAAAAAGAATTTTTAGATTTAGGTAGACATCCAATAGCAAATGCATTTTTAAAAGAAGAGGACTTTAAAGATGAGTTTCTATTTGATTTAAAAGTGTGTTGGGATGAGGAAACAAAGTTAGTATCGATCAAAGAGTTTGTAGAACCAGAGAAAATATTTAATGAGGACTATCCTTATAATACCTCTAATTCTTTTCCAATGATAGAACATTTTAAAAATACTGCTGAGATGTTGAAGATGAAATTCAAACCAAGTAAAGTTTTAGAGATAGGCTCTAACTCAGGTCCTTTTATAGAGAACTTTGATAAAGAAAATTCATTGTGCGTAGAGCCATGTGGAAACTTTGCAGAGGTTACTGAGAATATGGGATACAAAACTCATGTAGATTTTTGGACAACTGATTTAGCTGATAAGATTGTAAAGGAAGATGGGTACATGGATTTAATCTATGCAGCTAATTGTATCTGTCACATACACGACTTAGATGATACGTTTAAAGCTGTAAAGAATATTCTAAAACCAAATGGTGTTTTTGTATTTGAAGACCCATCACTACTTAGAATATTAGAGAGAGGTTCGTATGACCAAATATATGATGAACATCCTCATATATTTTCAGTAACTGCGTTAGACAATTTGTTGAGAAGAAATGGATTGCAAATATTTAAAGTAGATAATTTATCAGTACATGGTGGTTCTAATAGAATTTATGCTTGTCACTTTGATGGTATCACAATAGGAGATAGTGTAAAGTTTAATCTAAACGAAGAGTCTGTATTTGGTATAAATAACTTTCAGACTTATGAAATATTTGCTGAGAGGGTAGCTAACTCAAAGAAGAAGTTGATAAAGTTACTGAAAGATTTGAAGAGCGATGGTAAAAAAATAATGAGTATAGGTGCTACAGCAAAATCAACCACTGTATTTAATTATTGTGGTATAGATAGTAGTATGATAGATGTGATAACAGACACTACGATAGATAAACAGAATACATACTCACCCGGCGCACATATTCCTGTTGTTTCTCCTGATAGTATTGATATGAAAGATTATGATTATGCTTATTTAGGAGCTTGGAATTTTAAAGATGTTATCATAAACAAACAGAGAGAGTTCGTAGAAAATGGTGGTAAATTTATAACACATGTTCCTGATGTAATGATTTTTTCGTGATGAAAATTGGTTTAATAGGTTATGGTTATTGGGGTAAGATACTACTCCCTAAGTTAGAAAATTTTGGAGAGGTAGTGTTTACATGCACTTCAAAAGAAAGCTATAAAGATAGGCTAAATGAAGTTGATTGGGTTGTTGTAGCTACACCTAATCAGACTCATTACGATATTGTAAAGTATTGTTTAGAAGCTGGAGTAAATGTTTTCTGTGAAAAGTCTTTAACATTAGATTATCAGACTTCTTTTGATTTGTATTACACAGCAGAACTTTATAATGTTAAACTTTACGTTAATGATGTTTTTATGTTCAGAGACAAACTAAAAGAAATAGAATACCCTACTGAAAATAAAATAACTGTTAATTGGTTAAAGAAGGGTAGGTCTGATTATGGTAAATTTATTATGTCTAATCTTTATAACTTAGCTTGGCATGATTTCTATTTACTACACAGTATATTGGGTGAAGAATTTTCTGATATTAAAAAAATAGACACAAAAAGAACATTAAGTTTTTCTATCAAATTAGGCGGTAAGAAAGTAAATTTTTGTTATGATAGACTGGCAAAAGAAAATTTGCACGAAATTAATGGTATTAATCTAATGCACGATGGTGATGATAAAGACGCTCTGATGAAGATGTTTAAGTATGTTTTTAACAATGATGATTATTTAGAAAACAAAGATAGGACATTGTTCTGTGCTAGATTAATAGATAGACTTAGAAAAGAATTATTCGAAAGTGTAAATGTAGTCGGTGGTGGTATATTTGGGGTAACTTGTGCGTGGATGTTATCTAAAAATGGTTACTTTGTTAATCTTTATGAAAAGGCTGGTGACATATTTAACTCAGCATCTGGCATAAATCAGTATAGACTACATAGAGGATATCACTACCCTAGAAGTCACGAGACTGCTATTTCATCTAAAGAAGGACAAGATGGATTTTTAAAGTATTATAGTGAAAGTATTTTAAATAAAGTAGAAAACTACTATTGTATAGCAAAAGATAAAAGTTTAGTTGACAAAGATACATATATAAAATTTTTAGATGATTTACAATTAGAGTATAAAGAAGTGGATGTTGATTTAACCAATGATGAGGCTCTGCAATTGTGTTTAGAAGTAAAAGAAACATTATTTGATTCTAATAAACTAAAGGAAATCTGTTGGGACTTACTTGGTAAATACCTTGTAAAAGTTAATTTGAATACTGATTTTGGCGTTGGGGATTTAGACAGCACTTTAACTGTAAATGCTACTTATTCTTTAAAAAATCACCTTTCAACTGAAAAAGAAGATTTACAATTTGAGTTGTGTGAAAAGCCGGTTGTTAGGTTGTCGGATAAGTATAAGAACAAATCTTTTGTAGTAATGGATGGGCCTTTCATGTGTATAGATCCTTATGGGGATACAGGATATCATGTTATGGGCAATGTAGTCCATGCTATTCATGAAACAAATATTGGTAAAAAACCAATCGTTAAAAATAAAACCTTGAAGAAATATTTAAATAGTGGAGTTATAAAAAATCCCTTAGTTACAAACATAAATAAATTTATTGAATCAGGCAAAAACTTTTTTGATGACTTTGATACATTAGAGCATATAGGTTCGATGTATACAATCAGAACAGTTCTAAAAGACAGAGAACATGATGATGCTAGACCTACTATTTATAAATTTGATAAAGATAATTTAATTACTATATTTTCTGGCAAAATAGGTACTTGTGTAGATACTGCTGAAAATATTGTAGGAGATTTGATAAATGAACAATAAAGTTATTTATACATCAATGTTTGGTTATGCTGACAATTCTGATTTCTTTCTTCATACACCTAAATGTAGGTTAGATGGTTGGGATTTAGTTTGTTTTACAGACAATCCAAATATTAAATCTGATGTTTGGGAAGTTAGATTAGTGACAAGATATTATGTGGATGGTGCTAGAGATAATAGGTTATATAAGATATTACCTCATAGACATTTTAAAGAATACGATATTAGTGTGTGTGTGGATGCAGATGTACTAATTACTAATAATATAGATGATGTAGTGAATGAGCATTTGTCTGAACAAAACCTTTCAGTATTAGACCATTCAATATGTGGTATGACAAAGACTGGTAATTTGAATAGGAGAAGTTGTATATACCAAGAAGCTGATTTTATAAAGTGGTTAGGTGATAATCATCCTAGAAAAAAATATAAAGATGATATGAACATAATTTTCAATCAGACAAAAAAGTACTTGGCAGATGGTTATCCTAAGAATAATGGTTTAGCTAGAACCACAGTAATTTTTAGAAGACATAATGAGGCTGATGTAATAGAGGCTATGGAAAAATGGTGGGTGGAATACAGATACAATAGCAGAAGAGACCAATTAAGTTTTCCTTACTCAGTTTGGAAAACAGATTTAAAATTTAAATATATGTCCATAGATATTGATGATAACAAATGGTTTCAACTTATGAAACAATGGAGAAAAGACAGAAGTAAGAAAGTTAATATGAAATATGAACCAATTAGTTTAGAATATTTTTTAAATATGGAGTTCGCTGGGGGAACTGGTGGTAAAGAAATTATTACACAAAATCAAAGTTTGAAAACTGTTAGAGATGTTTATATGTTTTATTCTATACCGGGTAATGTACAGACAGTTAAAGATAAATTGATTCCTGATAACTGGCAATATTTTAATTGTATACTAGCTGAATTTAGAAAAGATGTTGGAGACCACCATAAATTAGGGTGGGATAAGATGACAGAAGAATATTATTCTAATTTAGAATTAATGAATGATAATGAGTTAGAAGCTTTTCTTAAAGAAAATCCAGTAGAATTTGATAATGGTTTTATAAAACATAGTTATCATAGAGCTTGTGCTATGATTGGTAGATTAATAAAAGGTAAGAAGTATATTCCATTTTACATGAAAAGGAGTCAGATATATGATGAAGTTAGAAAAAGTGATAATTTACAAAGAGTAAAACCATTAATACATAATGTAAAGGGTACAAGTGATATATCAATACCAACTGGTGAGTTTACAATATGTCAGTCTGGTATATTAGCCCTAATGGGTATTAGACAGAATGATGATATAGATATTATAATATCTACTGAAGCTAGGAATCAGATATTCGGCGGTGATACTAATTTTATTAGAAGTAATGGGGTTGAGATATTTGAACCTAATCGTGGTAAGTTTAGAATATTTGATGCTCAAGGCGATGATGATTTAATTGAAAATTATAGTTTTAACATTGGTGGTTACAACTTTTTAGAACCAAGATTTTATTTTAGTAGAAAGAACAAACATACTGATAGAGATAAATCAGATTGGGATGGTATAAGAAAGTTTTTTGAAATGAAAAGTCATAAAGGGTATCCGTTTAATAAATTAACAGAAGAACAATGGGGGGTAAAATTTATATGAAAAATATAGTTTTTATGCCAAATATTAATTTAGATGATAATAGAAACAAATCTTACGAATATTCTGTTAAGAGTTGGAAACATTTTTGTGATAAGAATAATTGTGAATTATTAGTATGGGAAGATTTACTTTATCCTGTAGAATATATGAAGATAACTTGGCAAAGATACCATCTATTTGACTTTTTGGATGGTAATAAAATAGATTATGACCAAGTTCTAATGATTGATGCTGATACTATCGTGCATCCTGATTGTCCTAATTTCTTCAATGAAACAGATGGTAAGTACTGTGGAGTAATGAATGATGGGGATTATGAATGGGTTTTGAGAAGCATTGAAAATTTTGGTAACAGGTTGTTTGGTGGAAATAGAATCAATCTTCATAGATATATCAATGGTGGGTTTCAAATTATTAATAAAAATCACAAACCATTTTTTAACGAAATGAAAAAATATTATGAAGAAAATCATATAGATATAAAAATAGCTATCACCGAAATTCAAGCTGGTACAGACCAAACCATATTGAATTTTATGTTAAATAAACATAAAATAGATTTAAAAATCTTACCACCATGTTACAATCTACAAGATTTGTGGAGAAAGAATGTACTTTTACTAGATAATGAACTTCAACATTGGATGGATGATAAACTTTATTTTTCAGAAGCCGGTTGGGTTTATCATTTTAATGCCATACCAGGTAATCCAATGAGAAGAGATGCTAGTTATTGGATGAAGAGAACTTATGAGGAGTTATATAATGTGTAGCATATTATGTACCAATAAAGATATAGAAAATGTTGACGAAATAAACTATTATTTGAAGTTTAGGGGTCCTGATGATACTTGTATTGTCAAAGATGATGTTAATAACTTTACTTTTATACATAATCTTTTAAGTATGACCGGAGAGTTTACTAGCCAACCATTCCATGATGATGGTATTGTTTGTCTATATAATGGAGAAATTTATAATTATAAACAATTTGGTGATTATAAGAGCGATGGTTATTGTTTAATAGACTTATATAAAGAATATGGAATTGAATTTGTAAAGAAATTGGATGGAGAGTTTGCTATTTTATTAATGGATTTTAACAGAGACTTAATAGTTATGGTAACAGACCCATTCAAAACAAAACCTTTATTTTATTCAAATGAAGATGGTGATTTTGGATGTTCGTCATATAGAACAGCACTTGATAAGATTAATCATAAGAATGTGAAAAAAGCTAAACCAAATACTGCTATGACTTTCAAAATTTCTGATGGTTCTTTGATAGATGAATTTACAGTATGTGAATTTGATTTGAATCAAAGTAAAAATCATTTTGATGATTGGGACAAAGCTTATACGGATTCAATTTTTAAAAGAACTTCTGATACAACTCAAAAAATATTTATAGGTTTAAGTTCAGGTTATGATAGCGGAGTGATATGTGCTGAATTAATTGAACAGAATGTGGAGTTTAAAGCTTATACTGTCAATGGTAATACAGAAAATTTAAATATTTTGAATGAAAGACATAAATTAATTAACAATTCAGAAAATGCTTCTTTAGAAAATCTATATAAATCAAATGAGATTCGTGAAATACATCGAAATCAAATAAAATCAGGCACAGAGGAATTTAGATGGACAATAGAATCTTCCTCTACTGATTATAAAGAAAGAGCTTTACTTTGGGATGACAGAGGTTCTGCGTGGATGTCCTTGGTATGTAATGCGGCTAATCAAGATAATAGAAAAGTGTATCTATCAGGTATAGGTCCTGATGAAGTATATGCTGACTATGGATTTAATGGTCAAAAGTTTGCTCCACACAGTAATTTTGGTGGGATATTTCCAAAAGACTTATCATCTATATTTCCTTGGCTCAGTTTTTACTACAGTAGTATGGAATCCTATATAGCTAAAGAGGAATATGTGTCTGGCATGTACGGAATTGAGGCTAGATATCCGTTCTTAGATAAAAAAGTTATTCAAGAGTTTTTATGGCTTACGTCTGATTTAAAAAATAAATACTATAAATCTGTTCTACACAATTACTGTATAAAAAATAACTATCCCCTTGCTATAGGTGAGAAGGTGGGGTTTTAGTATGAATGTAGTATTCTTTTCAGAGAGTCAAGTCAATGGCAAGATACCAAGAGACTTCCCTAACGCTAGGACGGAGTATGCTTGGATGATGGCATTGGATGCTCCACACTACAACATAAATAATATTCCAAATGAAAAGTTTGATTTAGGTATAGTTATAATACCAAAGAATAATCCAAACATAGATTTAAATTTATTCAGAAGTTGCTGTGACAAAGTGTCCGTAATGCAAGAAGGTCCCCATTGGTTCTTTCAAGACTATTCTGTAGAACAACAATTTCATTATTACAATACTGTAGTTAGTGCTGATTGGGTTTATTGTCATAATGAATCTGATGTAAGTTATTATCTTGGATTGGGCTGTAAAGATGTGAGGGTAATGAGAAGTCTTATGATTACTGATGGGTTAACTACTAGAAGAGAAAAACTAATTGATAGTTATGGTGATTTACCAAGCCCAAAGTTTTATGAAAATTCAAAGGTAATAATTGGTGGTAATTTTGTTAGTTGGTATGGTGGGTTTGATTCTTACATGGTAGCTAGAGAGACAGATTATCCTATCAGCTGTCCATCAATGGGTAGAAAACAAGAACAAGAAAGTATGATTGAAGATATAAACTATCTGCCCTATATGAGTTGGAGAGATTGGATTGATAAGCTGAGTGATTTTAGTATAGGAGTTCATCTAATGAGAACACATGCGGCTGGTACATTTGCTATGAATTGTGGATTTCACGGAATACCTTGCATTGGATACGAGGGATTAGATACTCAAGAAATACTACATCCACTAACTACGGTTAAAGTTGGAGATTTAGACGAGGCAAAAAGAGTGACTGAAAAGTTGAAGACTGAAAAGTTTTACAAATTGTGTGTTGATACAATGGACAAAAGATTTAAACAAAGCTATACAGAAGAAGCTTGGTTTGGTAATTGGAAAAGTACAAATTAAAATTGTATTTGGGTTTGAATTTTAATATTTATTTGAAAGGTAAAGGTTAATTATATGAAAATAATAGGGTTTCAATCAGGACATGATGTTTCTTATTGTGTTTTAGAAAATGGTGTTCCAATAATACATGAAGAGTTAGAGAGATTTATAAGAGAAAAAGAACCGTTGGGTGATGGTTTAGAAATGGCTTTGCAGATGTTGCCAGAAGAAGATGTTAATGATGCGAAGTATTTTGTTAATGGTTGTCCGAGAGCTAGAAAAACTTATCCAGAAATATTAGCTAAAAAAGAACCCGATACTAAGATGAAATCTTTGATAGAAAAAAATGATGGTAAATATTTTATTGTCGGTCATCACCAATCTCACGCGGCTAATGCTTTCTTTTCAAGCAATTATGACGAAGCTTTGATAATCACTGTTGATGGGAGTGGAACTGAAAAAAATGATTGGATGAATATTGAAAGTGAATTTGGAGAAACTGAAACATTCTCTTCTGCATTTACTTTTTGGGATGGTAAGGGTTTAGATATTACTCCAATTAAAAGAATACCAATGGAAACTCTAACTATAGGTTCTCCGTGGAGAATTTACACAGGTAAAATATTTGGATTGTCATCTGGACACCCACATGGTTTAGCAGCTGGGAGTGTTATGGCTATGGCTGCTGTAGGTGACTCTGATAAATACTGGAAAGACTTTTATAATGCATTTATGGCAGGCGGTGGTGGTCCTTCATCTGCTACACAAAAAAATGTAGATAAATACAAGCCAATTGCTGAAAGAAGTGAACAAGATGCTTTTGATGTAGCGGCTGGTTTACAAAGAGCTACTGAAGTTGTCTGTAAAGAGATTATGACTCCTATTATCGAAGAACGTAAACCTAAATATATATGTATGTCTGGTGGAGTTGTTTTAAATTCAGTAATGGTAGGGAAGATGTATAAATGGTTTCCTGAAATAGAACAAATTTATATTTGTCCTGTACCCTATGACGGTGGATTATCTATAGGTGGCTCTCAATTTATTTATCATCAAATATTTAGAAATCCTAGAATTGAATGGAAAGATAATACATCACCATATTTAGGAAGAGCATATGATGAAAAAGAAATACGTTCTGAAATTGATAAAGTTTCTGATAAAATAAATGTCGAAACAAATGTTTCAGATGAAATGGTAGTAGATTTATTGACTTCAAAAAACATAATTTCAGTATTTGGTGGCGGCTCGGAGTCAGGTAGGAGAGCGTTAGGTAACAGAAGCATATTATGTGATCCAAGATGGCCTGATATGAAAGATATAATAAACGAAAAAGTCAAACACAGACAATGGTACAGGCCATTCGCTCCATCTATACTAAGAGAAAATGTTAAGGATTGGTTTTATAAAGATGTGGATAGTCCTTATATGACAACAGTATTAGATTGGAAAGAGGAAGCAAAAGATAAAGTTCCAGCAGTGGTTCACTTAAATGGTACGGCTAGATTGCAGACTGTAACTGAAAATGATAATGAATGGTACTATAAATTTATTAAGAAATTCGAAGACAAAACTGGAGTGCCAATTGTTTTGAACACTAGTTTTAATGACAGAGAACCAATTGTTGAAACTCCAGAACATGCTATAAATTGTTTTATGGGAACTAATATAGACTATTTGTATTTCTATGAATATGGAATTTTAGTGGAAAAGAGAAAATGAAAATAATAAATATCTCTGGTAGTTCTGGTGTAGGAAAAACAACTATTGCTAAAATATTAGTTTTAGTTTTATCTGAGTTAGATAAAAAAGTTTTACATTTATGTGGGGATGATTTACATAAATGGGAAAGGCATGATGATAATTGGAAAAAGTTTACACACTTAAATCCAACCGCGAATAATATAAATGTAGGTAGAAAACAAATTATAGACCTTATCAATGGAAAGCATATAAAAAGAGATGTTTATAATCACAACACAGGTAAATTTACGAAGAATTGTGTAATAGATTCGCATGATATAATTGTTAACGAAGGTTTACATGCGCTGTATGATAAAGAAATTTGTGAGTTAGCAGACTTAAATATTTTTGTCAATACAGATGATGAGTTGACAAAAGATTGGAAACTTAGTAGAGACATACAGAGTAGGGGATATACAGAAGCTCAAGTTCTTAAAACTATAAAAGACAGAGAGTTAGATGATAAGAAATACATTCAACCCCAAATGAAAAACGCTGATATTATAGTAAATTTTAGTAAAAAGAAGTATGGAACTGTTGATTTAAATTACAAAGTTGTGAATGAATTTAATGAACATTTATTCAAAAAAGTAAAACAATTTTATGATTTACATAAAAGTTTTTTAATGACTTGTAGAAGTTTATCTTTTGAGTACGAGTTGATTCAAGGTGCCGGTGGTAATTTGTCATTTAAATTTGATGATAAGATAATAATAACATCATCAGGACATACTATGTCAGACATATCAATATTAAACGGATATTCTGTTTGTGATTTGAATGGTATACCTATAAATGAACAACAGAAAAGGCCGTCTATGGAAATAGGCTTTCATTTAAAACTCGATGAATCAGTTGTTTTGCATACTCATCCAATATATCTTAATACTATTTTATGTTCTCAAGATTCTCAAGAAATCTTAAATGATGTTTTAGATAAATTTGATTATATACCTTATGCTTCTCCAGGAAAAGAACTAGCGTCTATATTTACAAAATCAGATAATAAAGTGGTGTTGTTAGAGAATCATGGTTTAATTTGCTGTGGAGATACATTTAAAGAAGTCTTAGATATGAGTTTGAAGATTAATAAATTATGTAAAGAGTGGTTAATACAAAATTCAAAAACATTTACTGTTTATTCTAATTTATTCAATAATTTTGATTCGGATAAATTTATATTTCCAGACGCTGTGGCATTGGTTGAAGAGAACAAACCTATAAATGATTATATTTTACATATACAAAAAGAGGTGGGTTTAACACCTAAGTATTTAACTTCTGATGAGGTTAGTAAAATTAGAAATATGGAAGCTGAAAAATATAGAAGGAGTTTAGTATGAAGGTGATAATACCAATGGCTGGCTTAGGTCAGAGGTTTGTGGATGCTGGGTATAATGTTCCAAAACCATTTATAGAGGTTGCTGGACAAAAGATAATCGATAGAATTGTTAATATGTTTGGTGAAGACGATGAGATGATTTTTATCTGCAATGAAAGACATTTAAGAACAGATGATACAGAATCTTATTTACAGGGAATAAAAAGAGGGTGTACAATATTGTCAGTACCACAACATACAAAAGGACCTGTATTCACTGTTATACCACACTTAGATAGTATACACGATGATGAGGAAGTAATTGTTTGTTATTGTGATAATCCTTATTTGTGGAATTATAGAGAATTTAAAAATTATGTTAATAAAAATAATGTAGATGGTTGTATATTAACTCATTCTGGATTCCACCCACACAGACTTAGTTCGACATATATGGCTTATTGTAAAACAGAGGGTGATTCTTTAATAGAGATAAAAGAAAAAGAACCATATACTGATAATCATTGGGAAGAACATGCATCAACAGGAACATATTATTTTAGTAAAGGTTCTTATGTTAAAAAATATTTTCAAAATGCTGTAAAAAATGAAGTAAAGCATACTAATGGTGAATATTATGTTACTTTAGTTTATAATCTGTTAGTAAACGATGGGTTAGATGTAAGAGTATTCGATACTGATTATGTTACAGTATTTGGAACACCAGAAGAAGTTAAAAATTATGAAGCTTGGAATACTATAATTTCAGGAACACAAGTTAAATCGGAAAAAGATTTATTAAAATCTTATAATTATTGGAAAGGTTATGAAAAGAATATCACACAAATTAAATAATGATAATTTTAAAATATACGTTGATATCGATGAGACTATATGTTTTTATGAAAACGAAAGAGTTTATGAGGAAGCTATTCCTAACCAAAATAATATAGATAAAATTAATAAACTTTATGATGAGGGTAATACAATTGTATATTGGACTGCTAGGGGTTCTATCACAAATTTAAATTATTATTCTTTGACTGAAAGCCAATTAAATAAATGGGGCTGTAAATATCACAAACTAAGTGTTGGTGATAAACCAAATTATGATTTGTTAATATGCGATAAAACAAAAAGAATAGAAGAATTATGATTTTAATATCACATAGAGGTAATGTAGATGGAGTAGCTATTGAAAAAGAAAATACAAAATCGTACATCCAACAAGCTATTGATTTAGGATATAATGTTGAAGTTGATATTAGATATGAAAAAGATAATTTTTTATTTGGGCATGATTATGGACAATATGATGTAGATTTACAATGGTTATTGGACAGAAAAGATAAGTTATGGGTACATTGTAAAGATTTTACATCGCTAAGTGAATTAATAAATACAGAGATGAGGATTTTTTATCATCAGAATGAAGATTATACAATAATAAGTGATGGACATATATGGGCTCATAATTTAACTAAAGTTGATGATAAATGTATAATACCTTTGTTGAATAAAAAAGAATTGAAAAATTGGAAAGGAACAGATGTCTACGGAATTTGTTCTGATTATGTAGGTGTATGGTAAATTTAATAACATTAGCTGGCAGAGGTGATAGGTTTATGAGGGGCGGTTACGAAGTTCCAAAACCATTAATTAGAGTTAATAGTGATTATATGATTTGTGAAGCTGTAAAATGTTTACCGGATTGTGATAATTATGTTTTTGTGTGTCTTAAAAAGCATGTGGAAAAATACAATATAGATGATATATTGTATAATAGGTATCCAAATTCAAAAATTGTTCTTATCGATGGGGTTACGGAAGGTCAAGCTTGTACTGCTGAAATTGGTATTATTGGTGCTAAAATAAATTTAGACGAACCACTATTAATTAGTTCTTGTGATTATGGTTTAGAATGGGATGAGGATAAGTATAATAGTTTAAACTCCGATATTATAGTTTGGACTACGATAAATAATAAATCCTTTGCTAGTAATCCAAATTCATATAGTTGGTTGGATGTTTATAATGAAATACTAGTAAAAACTTATGTTAAACAAAAGGTGTTTGATGATTCATATAATAATCATGCCATTGTTGGAACTTTTTATTTTAAAAAAGCTAAGTATTTTTTAGATGGTGTGAGAAGAATATATGATGGTAATATTAAAAGTAATGGTGAATTTTATATTGATAATATATTTAATACATTATCAGAATTAGATATAAAAATATTTGATGTTGAAAAATATCATTGTTGGGGAACACCAGAGGAGCTAAAGAAATATGAAAATTAAATATTGGGATGAATCAGATAAAGCTGAGATTAGCACTATATCAAATGAGAGAGGTATAAAAGTAGGTTATTTTAACGATTGTATAATTGAAGGTATTAGTGAACATTATCCTCAACCATTAATTAAATCAGATAATGAACTTCTTCTTCCTACGATAGAAAGATTTATGTCACTTGGCAGAGGTACGATATATGAAGAAACTATGGATTGGAATTGTAATAATACTAATGTTGAAAATGTAGAAGAAACACCATTGTTTTATTTTGTTTATAATTGTGCTAATTATTTTCATTGGATTTATGATACAGTTCCTTATCTTTATTCGTATTTTGAGTTGAAAAAAGAAATTGATGATTTAAAATTGTTGGTGAGTACTCCAAAGGGTAATGAAGATTTATATCCATTTGTATACGAAACTTTAAGTTTGTTGGGTATTACTAAAAATAATTTAGTCTTTTTGAATAAGAATACTAAATACAAAAAGCTAATAATTGGTTCGTCTTTGACTCATAACAGAATGTCCTTAGAACCACCACACAGTGCTATTATTTCAATATTAGGTTCAATGAAGGGTTCTGTATATAATGAAGAAAGGATATATATTTCAAGAAGAACATGGACAATAGAAAAAACAGAAAATATTGGAACTGATTATACACAAAAAAGAATGTGTGTTAATGAAGATGAGGTTGTAGAATTATTTAAACAATATGGCTTCAAAGAGATATTTTGTGAAAATCTTTCTATGAAAGATAAAATTGGAATGTTTAAGGGTGCTAAATACGTGGCTGGAACAAGTGGTGGTGGAATGTCAAATGCTATTTTTTGTATGCCAGAAACAAATGTGATATCTATTAATAGTCCAGATTTTTTTGTTATAAATAAACGTTTAGAATATGCATTGAATCATACAAATTTACATATGTTTGAAGATACCAAATTTGTAGGTCGTGTAGAGGAATCAAGCGATGAAAATGCTTTATCAATCTCAGGTGGGATGAACTCTCCTTGGGATGTGGATATTAATAAATTAAAATATAAGTTAGGAGAAATTTTATGAGAACAGCATTGTGCTTATCTGGACCTGTTGGGTTTTTATATACTAATAAAAGGTCTTATACATGGGAACGAGATATTGATTATAGGATAGGATATGAACATTATAAAAAACATTTATTTGATGTTAATGATAATGTTGATGTATTTATATTCAGTTGGTCTACTGATTATGAAGATAGACTTGATGAGATATATAAACCAAAAAAATCAAAATATTCAGAGCAAATTGATTTTAAACCTGAAATGAAAAAACAATCTACAAAAGATAAGTGGTGTACAAGGTTCAACCACAAAGTTAGTAGGTGGTATGGATTTAAACAAGTTATACAATTAAAATCAGAATTTGAAAAAGAAAATAATTTTGAATATGATTGGGTAATATCATCGAGGTTTGATGAAGCATTTATGTCAGATTTGGTGTTAGAACATTATCCTAGAGATGGCAGTATCTACTTTCCGTGGAATGCAAATTTTATGACGCATCGACCTAGATGTTTGGAATATTTTTACTTTTCAGACTCTCAAGGAATGAATAAATATTCTACTTTGTATGATAATTGGGAAGAGTATGGATTTTTTGACCACCACGATGAGTCTTATCACCACGCACATAAATTAGGATTGCCTATAATTATGATTGAAAGTTTAAAGGAAAGTATAGACCATGATTTAGTCAGAGCAATTTATAAAGATTGTGAATATATGGGTGATACTTATCCTGGAATCGATAACTTAGAAAAACTAAAACAATATCCTAGAGGCAATGCGCCAGAGGGTGGAAGATTTTAATATGATACATATATATACTTTACACTTTAAAAATGATTATTGGGTTGATTTACAAGTTGAGTCGTTTAAAAAACATATAAAAGTACCATATAAAAGTTATGCTATATTTTCACATATGAATCCCGATGTATATGAAAAAAGAAAAGACTGTTACGATTATTTTGAAGTTCGTGAAAAAGGTAGGCATATACATAAAGGTGGTAACTACCACCCAACAGACGGTAATAGACATATTTTTCCTGTTATAAAACAAAATTTAAAACCTGAAGATATTGTTATTAGAATTGATTCAGACGCTTTTTTTATTGATGATATAACTGATGAGTTCGTTAACAAAGTACAAGATAAGAAGTTCATTGCTATTCACGAACCACAACATGAATGGGATTTGAATTACAGAGCACCGCATCCAGCATTCTATGCTTTTCGTGGAGAGTATTTAAACCAAAGATTGGATTTAGCAATGGGAGAGATGTCAGAGGATGGGCACTCAAACTGGTGGGGTTTACTTATTAAATGGTTTAAAGAAAGTAATGTAGATTGGTACGCTTTAGAAAGGTCTAATAAAATTAATTTGCATTCATTATATTTTGGGATATACGATGATTTAGTTTACCACCATTACGCTGGTTCCAGAGATAGAATTACCAGAGTTGATAGAAAAAAAGCAAAAGAACTTAATGTAGAGTTAACAGAAATTATGGATGAGAATCATTTAATAGATAAAGATGTAAGAGAACAATTATCACAACAACCGGAATCTTTCATAGAATATTTGAAGGGTAACTACGAAGGGGAACTAGAATAAGTGTTGAACGAACCAAGAGTTTTACTTTTATACCCACCGGAACAAAATTGGTCTGATACTTTATGCAAACCCAATGGTTCACTAGCATATCCAATGTTGGGCGGAGCTTTGAGAGATATAGGTGTTGATGTAGAGGTTTACGATGCTTGTGTCGGTAATGACGATGATGATTTTAACAAATTCTTTTTCAATCCTACAAAACTAGAAACTGGATTGTTAAGAACTGGAGTTACAGATGAAAGAATTTTGAATGTGGCAAAAGACTTTGACTTTATTGGGATTACATCAATTTTTTCTTTACAAGAAACTATGGTTCTACATTGTTGTCGTTTAATAAAAAAACATTTTCCTGAAAAGATATTATTCTCTGGTGGTGTAAATGCTAGAGCTAGATATGATGTATTTTTAGATGCTGGTTTTGACATGGTATGTACTTCAGAGTCAGAACTTACTATTCAAGAAATCATGAAAGTTTATAGAAGTGGTAGCAGAGATTGGAGTTCAGTTCCAAAAATATTATTCAGAAAAAATGAAAAAACCATTAACACTTCTCATTTAGGGAGAGTGATTATGAATTTAGATGAGCTACCGATGCCAGCTTGGGATTTATTACCCAATGAAAGATATTGGGAAATTGGTAGACCACATGGTGGTCACTTTGAAGATGATGAGGAATTAAGATATGTATCCATGATGACCTCTTTAGGGTGTCCCTTTGCTTGTTCGTATTGTCATATAGCAGATGAGACTAAGGGTTCATTGAGTGGAGAGATAGGTAGATTCCGAATAAAATCAGATGAGAGAGTTTTGGATGAGTTAATATATTTGAGAGATGTTATAGGAGCTAAACAAGTATTTGTTGAGGATGATTCGATATTTGGTATGAAGAGAAGAGCCATAAAAATGTTAAAAAAGATTATAGGGTTAGGTTTAGAAATATTAGATGTAAATGGCGTTAATGTAATTCATCTTACTAAAAAAGGTAAACCAGATATAGAAGTGATTGAATTATTAGCTGAGGCTGGGTTTAGGGATATTGTACTACCGTTTGAATCAGCTAATCATAGAATAGTAAAAAAATGGTGTTCTAATAAATGGAAAGTTGAAGATTTTGATGTTAAGAATTTAGTAAAAGAAATAAAAAGAGTAGGTATGAGAGTAGCAGCAAATTATATGGTAGGTTTTCCAGATGAAACAGAGAAAGAAATAAAGCAAACTGTAGATTTTGCTAAAAAAAATATGACTTATGGATTGGATGCTTCAAACTTCTTTTTGGTTATGCCATTGCCAGGAACACCAATGTTCGATCAGGTTATGAATAATGGACAACTTCCGAAAGACTACGATATTGATAAAATGCAATGGACTAAGGCAAATATGATAAATACATCAATACCACCTCAAAAACTTGAAGAGTTAAGACAGAAGGCTTGGGAAGATTGTAATTTAGCACACCACATAAAAAATAGACAAAAGATGCAAATAACCGATAAAAATACAGGCGAAATACACGATTTGCAAGGAGAAAATTATGTTTAAATTCAATTATGATATAAAAAAATATGATTTTAAATCTTTATTTTGTAGGTGGTTAAATACTGATGATTTAACAACTTTGCATAACGAAAAAAAATATCCTGTTTTGACAAGAGAAGAAGATATGTATATGCATTGGAATCAAATTTATTACAAAAGATGGAGAGAGGATTCTTCTATCAAAGATTTATATTTAAAATTTTTAGAAGATGTTATAAAGCCAAGGTTTGGAGAAGAGATAATTTATCAAGAACTTCCAGATATAAGAATACATTTACCTAATAACATAGCTGTTGGAGAATTTCATAAGGATAAACATTACAGAAATGAAAAATGGGCTAAAGAAGTCAGAGAATTAAATTACTTTGTTCCTCTAACTGAATCGTATGGAACAAATACATTATGGGCTGAAACAGAAGAAGATAAGGGGGATTATACACCATTTGAATCTGATTACGGAGAATGCACTGAATGGCGTGGTAGTTTTTTAACACATGGGAATAAAATAAATAAAACATCTATAACAAGAGTAAGTTTTGATTTTAGAGTTATACCCAAATCAAGATATAAACCAAGTGAACATACATCAATTAATATGAAGATACCCTTTAAGATTGGTGGATATTATGGAGGAATAGTATGAATGAATCAAATAAAACTGATTTAAAACCATCTATAAGTACAAGTTATTTTTTAGAATGTGAGTCAGTAACTCAAATTATACATTTTAAAGATGGGATAAAAAGAACCTTTTCTGGTATAATGCCAGAAACAATAAAACAAGGACAATATACTAAGATGTCTACTGTTGATGGTAGAATGTTAATTATTAACGATAGTAATGTTCTATGTATAGAAGTTTTTCCAGAGGATAAAAAATGAAAGTTTTAATTACGGGTGTAAATAGTGGATTAGGAAAATGGCTTTCAAAACAATTTTCAGAGTGTGACGAATTTGTTAGAGGAAGTAATGTGAAAGATTTTCCAAAAGAAAAGAATTGGGCGCCAGATGGTTCTGGATATGCATACAAATCATATGATTTGATAATACATTGTGCTGGTTCTGTTCAGCATTCTAATTGGAGTAATGTTGGGTTAGATTTATTTAAAGATAATGTTTTTTTAACAAGAGATTTAATAAGTATTCCACATAAAAAATTTGTCTATATATCATCTATTGATGAGGCGAAAGATTCACCCTATGGAGTAACCAAAAGATTATCAGAAATAATTGTAAAAGAGCTTTGTGATGAATATTTAATATTAAGACCATCTGGATTATTAGGAAAGGAAATGAAAAAGAATACATTTCAAAAAATAATAAGTGGAGATGATGTGGCTGTAACAAAGAATACGATTATGAATTATATTTTATACGAAGATATTTTAGACGCGGTTAATGCTAATCAGAATGGTACAAAGGTTTTAAGATCTAATGGTGATATAACTATCGAAGAGGTTGTAAATATATTTGGTAAAAAAATAGATTTTGGTGATATACATTATGAGGTGGAATATGTAAAAACTGATATCAACACAAATAAAACATCCGAAGATAATATAAAAATATATAAGGAGAAGTATGTCGATTGAATTAAAGAGTCAGATATTAAATCTGATAGAAGAAATAGATGATAATGTGGAACAAAGACTAGACCATTTTTTAGAATGTATAAATTCAGATGGAAGTATTAGTGATGTTTTAAATTGGTTGCAGAATATAAAAGACAATTTACCAGCAGAAGTTACAGAGATTAATTTGAATGATGTAAATGATGGTTGGGGTATCAATGATAAAACCGGAAACTTTGAACACAAAACTGGTGGATTTTTCAAAGTTATAGGTGTTAAGACTAAAACCAATATTAGAGAGTCCGGTAAAGGTTGGAATCAACCAATGGTAGACCAAGGAACTGAAGCTAGTGTTGTTGGGTTGGTTAGACAATTAGATACAAAAGGAACTCCACTTTATCTCATAGAGGCTAAGTTTGAACCAGGCAATTATGGTGAGGTTTTATTGTCTCCTACTCTTCAGGTAACTTATGATAATTTAAATAAACTTCATAGTGGTAGAAAACCTTTATTCTCAGAATACTTTGATGGTAATGAACAAAAAGGTATAGTTAAGTTCGAACATTGGTATCCAGAAGATGGTGGAAGGTTTTACAAAAAGAGAGTAAAAAATATGCTTGTAGAAACGAATGATGTTTCAAAAATACCAGATAACTTTATATGGTTGAGTATGTATCAATTAAAAGAGTTATTAAAAGTAGATAATATTATGAATCCTCATTTGAGAAGCATAATATCATATTTGTAGGAGATTAACATGAAAATTCAAGAATTGGCAATAAAGGGTGTATTTTTAATTATACCAGATGTATTTTATGACAATAGAGGTTATCTTTATGAAGGTTATAATTCTAAAAGATGGAGCTCTTTAGACTTTCCAAATAATTTTGTACAAGATAATGTAGCATACAATTCAAAGAAGAACACAGTAAGGGGGATGCATTATCAGGAAAAGTATTATCAAGCTAAGCTTGTCAGTTGTATTAAGGGTTCTATATTAGATGTGGTAGTTGATGTTAGAGAAGACTCTGATACCTTTAAACAATGGGTATCTGCTGATTTAAGCGAAGAAAACAAACATCAGTTATGGATACCAAGAGGATTTGCTCACGGATACAAAACATTAAAAGATGATACAATAGTTTATTACAAAACAGACCAATATTATATGCCAGAAGATTACAGAGGATTTATTTGGAATGATAAGAACATAGATATTAACTGGAATGTGAGTGACAAAGATGAGGTGACTTTATCCTCTAAAGACATGGAGTATAAAGAATTTGGATATGAATAGAATAAATTTAAAAGATATAGATTTAGGTTCTCTTGGTGTAATACTAAACAAAGCTGGTAGGGTTGTTGATGGTGTAAATCATGGTAGAATGGTTTTAAAGGGGGATGATGTTTATTATAAGATATTTGATAAGGACTATTGTCGTAGAGAGAACTTTGTAAAAGCTCTTGAAGCTGGGTTCTTTGATGAGGTTGCACCAGCACTACAATCATTAATAGTAGATGGGGATGACATAGTTGGTTATGTCTGTGAGCTTGGAGAGTTAATAGGTTCAGAGTTTGATAAAGTTCCCGATGATTTCTATCAAAAGGTATTATCTTTGGTAAATGAAAAAAAAATGTTCTTTTACGATTTGGTCTCGATAAATATTATTAGAACAAAGAGTGGTGAACTAAGTCTTATTGATTTGGAAAGCGTATATGATATAGAAGAGTTATATACCATAGACAAACATAATGCTAAAGTTAAACCAGACTACTATTACACAGAGTTACAAAGGTTATGGAAAGAAAATATGAAAAAGATAAGTTTTATACAACCAAGTAGAAACAATCTAAAGTATCTACAATGGTCTTATAATAGTATCAGAAAGAACTTAGGATACAAACATGAGATTTGTTGGGCTGATGATTTCTCAGATGATGGTACTTGGGATTGGATGAATAAGATAATGAGAAAAGACGAGAACGTACAGATAATGAGAAACGATGGGCCCGATAGGTTAGGACATACCATACTGTATGATAAGTTAGTAGATATGGCTACCAATGATATTGTGATGATATATCATGCTGATATGTATGCTTGTCCAAATATGGATGTGGAAGTACTGAAGCATTTAGAGAGGGGTAAGGTTGTATCTGCTACAAGAATAGAACCACCACTACATCCAGATGGTCCTGAAAAGATACTTGAAGATTTTGGTATAGAGCCTGAAGAGTTTAAAGAACAAGAGTTATTAACCTTTGTCTATAATCGTTTAGAAGAGACTAAGAACGATGACTTCGAAACAAGTAGTGGAATATTTGCACCTTGGGCAATATACAAGGATGACTTTCAAGCCATAGGTGGGCATGATCCTTTATACGCTCCACAATCCAAGGAAGACTCTGATATATTCAATCGGTTTGTATTAGCTGGTTATGATACGATACAGACTTGGAAAGGGTTCGTATACCATATGACTTGTAGAGGTAGTAGGTTCAAGGATGGTGCTATGAGGAATCCAGCAGGTCAAGTCTTCATGAAGGGTAGAGAATCATCAGAGTGGTTAGCTCAGAATCTTAGGTCAACTCGTAACTTCATTCGTAAGTGGGGACACATGGTAAAACATGATGAATGGTTAAAACCGATAGTACCACCTAAATATGATATAGGGTTTGTAGCTTATAATTGTGATAAGAACTTATTGAGGGAGTTAGAACCTTGGTGTAGTAAGATATACTTAGACTTTGGCTCGGATTATATGAGTGAGTATAGAAAAGAAGAACAACAAGATACCCAATTTAACTTAGATGAAAAGATATTTATGTATGGCAACTCAAAGCCATCGGATTTGGGTAATGATATAATTATCGAGTTTGATTGTCGTATGCTAAACGCCAGCAACTTTCAGACAATTGTAAATTTATCAGAGATAATACAGCAAAGTGGTGAAGTTGGTGTAATGGAGTATGATATATTTAAGTTTCATATAAATTCATTGAATACATACGAAAAGGAGTTAATAATATGCGAGTCTTAGTTACAGGAGGAGTAGGATTTGTAGGTTCGAATCTGATAGAAAAACTACATCAACAAGAACATGAAGTGATATCTGTAGATAACTATTCTACAGGTAAAAAAGAGAACGAACATTCTTTTTGTGAATATCACAATGTTGATTTACAAGAACATCCTTTAGAATATGTAAAGATGGAAAAGCCAGACATTATATATCATTTAGCAGCTAAAGCTAGGATACTACCATCAATACAGAATCCATTACATACTATGAAAAATAATGTAAATAGTATGATACATGTATTAGATTATGCTAGAAGTAAGAATGTACCCGTAGTGTATGCTGGTTCATCATCTGTTGTTGGTGACATCTATTCTAATCCGTATACATTGTCCAAATTTTATGGTGAAGAGTTGTGTAAAATGTATTCGAAGGTTTATGAGACACCAATATCTATCTGTAGGTTCTATAATGTTTATGGTAAATACCAGCTTACTGAAGGGGCTTATTGTACGCTTATCGGTATCTTTGAAAGACTGTATAATAGTAACCAACCTTTAACTATTACAGGTGATGGAGAACAACGAAGAGACTTTACTCATGTAGATGATATAGTAGATGGTCTGATTAAATGTGGTAGGTCTTTACTAATTCCAAATGAGTTTCATGCTAGTGTTGATGGAGAAACATTTGAGTTGGGTAGAGGTGAGAACTACTCAGTAAATCAGATAGCTAAGGCTTTTGGTGATTATCCTACAAAGTATATTGAAGAGAGACCTGGTGAGATGAGGCATACATTAAATACTGATAAAAAGGCTTATACTATGTTAGGTTGGAATCCAAAAGGTGATGTGATAGACTATGTAAAAAATAACATTTTGAAGAAATGACATACTATATATTATTAGAGGGAGATTCCAAAAGCGCCATTTGGGATGAGAATACTTTGGGAGAAGAATCCTTTGGAACATTTTATACAGGAGCTGGTTTTAAAGCATTAAATACAATAGTTATGAGTGAATCACATTTAGTAGAAACAGTCAAAATAGTAGATGAAAAGAATCAGTCTTATTCAGTAGAAGAGTTTGTAAAATTAATATCAAAATGGAAAATTAGGTCTTGACTTATATACCATTTTGTTCGTAGCTTTAGGAGTAAGTTAATGGTGGATTATAGATATTTAGAAGAGCTTGAAGACGAAGCATTTGAAGAAAAAA